CATAGGGTTTTTAATCTATGCGAGATTAAATAAACCTGTTGGACCACCTAATTGTTCCTATAGCACTTCATCCCTTTGAGGACAAGCACCAAAAACATTGATCAGGCGCAGATTTAAGTTCTCTGCACCCGGAGCAAACTCCGGGTGCGTGGTGGGTGATAAAAATCTTGAAGACAAAACTCACCCGGAGTCAATTTATACAGTTTTATTCTGATCCATTAAGATTTGGATAATCGAATTTATACAGTTCAATTCTGTCTAATTATAGTATTAGCAACTTAGATAGTTGTAGATCTGATAAAAATTTTAGGAACGCCCACGAAATAACCAAATTGGAAATCATCTGCCACTCCTCGCCACCAACCAGTACTAGTACCAGCAGTGTCACTCTGCACATATTGCAAGAGAACGGGAGAGCGATAAACATCAATAGGGGGCCTAGTCGTGGCTTCTCCAAAATCATAACGATTCAATCTACAATTGACCGGCATGTATGGTGGAACCCTCACTTCGGTGAAACAATTATTCTGATCAGAATTGTGGAAAGCGACCAGATTATTGCTTGGTCCTATGGTATCAGCTATAGTGGATGTAGAAACATTTTGTGTATTAGAAGTACCTCTGCGAAAGCCCAAAGTCGTCTGGGTCCTATCAGCAGCAGTACTCCATTTTGTCTTGGCAAAACGAACACTTCCACGAGCATAAGCATACAAACCACTAAAATGACTAAGATAATCTCCATAAATAGGTGGAGTGACCAAATTACCAGTTCCTGAAACTGGCATGGAAACTCCCCCTGGAATAAATGGATCTACGACATTTGTAGTTGCTGAACCACTTAGGCCTCCAGTACCCAAACGAAGGGGTTGGATTCGAGTCAAAAGTTGTTTAATGCTATTTATACGTTCACCCATGCAAGCGAAAGATGGAAGAACCGTATCAGTTTTAGTGGCTCGACTTGAACCAATTGGTTTGTAAACTTCACCAATAACTTCTGGAACTGTATCCATCTGAGTTTTAAAAGGTTCAAACTGATCACCTGTAACAAAATTGTCTGTGGAGGGATAACAAGGGGCACAAAGTTCAAAGCCAGGTTCAGCAGAAACTTCAACCAAGCATTGTATGGTGGAATTCACACTACCGGGCGAGACGAGTTCATTAAGAATCCTGACGTCAACAGTCCCATAAGAACTCACAACTCCTGAAACAGTACCATCAACTGTTGGTCTATATGGTATTGTGGAAACATAAGGTATGACGTAAGAAAACTCAGTTCCATGTCTAAGGTCAACAACTTCTCTGAAAAGATAAGTAGTGTCAGCTAGACTGGAAATTACGGAACCTGTTGGGGCGAAAGATAAAACGCACCTACCAGAATGAAATTCAGTTTTAACAAACTTAAATGTCAATCTGATATTACCTCTATAATATCGAAAATACTTCGAAATGTAAGAAATTGGTGTGTGATACTCATAAGTAAAAATGTGAGTAGCATTGGAGGAAGTCGTGCGAGATTTGAAAGTTTGAGGAGTCATACTCACAGATAACAATCCAGTTCCAGCTGCAGTTCCTGAACTCCAAGAAAAAGATGTGAAATAAGCAGGTCTACTAACGAGGTAGTTTATAGACATTTCATCCATATCGTTTCCAGCAAAACCGGGTAGTAACTGTATGGCATTCTCATAAGAATTAGCTAGAACAACAGCTGTATCTACTCCATCGGAGTTAGCCATGTATGGCGTCGAGCCAAAGCGAACTTGAGTAAGATTTCTGGAACCAATTGCTGGTTTAGACCAACCGAAGATAGAACAAACTCCACTAGCAACCGCAGCTAAACCAGCAACAGGTAAAGCAAATGGCGTTAGAGCGGGTATAGTAGAAAGCATTCCAGCCGTGGCTGCAATAGCTCCTGTACTCTTAGCCCAAGAATTCTTGCCTGCTTCTTCTTTTTCTTTATTACCACCTTTAGAAGAACCACTTGGCAATTTGGTATTATTTTGAATGATCTTTCCTAAATCATTACCAGTTTCAGATTGGATCTTCTTGCCAATGCCAGCTAAGTGCGCAGTGGTACTAGTTTTAGACGAATCATCGTCCATTTGAGTACCAAAGACAACTGAACCAGTGGTTGGCGTTAAGACTTCAATGTCCTTGAAACTAACCCAAATGGTATAGTCGAAATCTGTAGAACCACCGGTACCAACCGCTAAGGGCGAGTAAATACTAGCATACAGAGTCCCGACGTTACCAAAACCACCCACCAAATTGAGATGGGATTGAGGGGATATATAAGGTATCTCGATGATGGCTTCAGTCTGATTGCCAATATCGATTTCAACTCGGGGTTGTTGTGTAATTGTTATAAGATTATCATTACGATCAGATCCGTTATACATTCCAGTAACAGAATCCTGAGGAAGAAAATGGAAAATCAATCTTCCAGCTTGAAAACGGTTCGCATTGGTTTGTATGCGGATGATAGTTGTAGCACGAAAAGCAAAGAAACCAGATAATTTATTTGTATAGACGGTTTGATTAAGAACATCGCCGAAAATGTTATAACTAGCGAAAGTTCCAGTCGTTGCCGTTGTGACTGTAGTGGTCACCAAGGGATAGGGTTTTTGAAGGAAGTGTATGATACTTTGAGAGTAACCTGAGTCAGCTCCCTCAGTAAGAACACTATCTAAGTGTTTCAGATTCATGACTGAAGAATAGGCCACTATACCTTCGGATGCATTATTAGTGCTGGATTCTTGTGTGTGTAAGATATCATCATGGTTGGACTCAACCATGGTTGTCTGAAATAAATTTTCTTTGTCAGCGAGCCATAAAGGTTCAAGGGAGAAGGCTCAATCTCCCGAACCTCCGAGTTTTCCCTGGATAATGGTGGTCTGCCACCTTCCCATCCTGGGACGTAAACCTAAATAGGTAAGGAATTTAAATACACCACGCACTTACAACCTCTTATTAGACTCGGTATTTGTAAAGGGTATAACGATCGTAGGTATAGTTGGTATAAGCTAGTTTAACGTCCTGCTAAAGACCATATGTACTTTACCATATCTCCTCAATATGCCTGGTGGCGTTGAGGAGTTGGGTCCTATCAGTTACAATGGGTGTATACCTTAGTAACTTAAAGGACTGGGATAATAATATTGAACTATACATATCGAAAGTCTTCGCGTCATGTAAACTTAGTTCCATGACACAATTGTCAACATTTTGTTTAGTTATCTCAATTTCCTGAGAACCTTTCTTAGTCCAATATACAAACTCCAAAAGAGTATCCAATGTCAACGGAGCCACATATTTGTTCAAATATGGCTCAAAGCGGAAACTCCTCTTTAGGAAAGAAATGTCACACAAGGCCCTACTGGGTCGTAAATCCCCATCTTTTTTCTCATTCGTGTATTTAAGACCAATTTCTTTGAATATTGTTATCAAGCGTTGCTCATTCATAATGGTTGATGCGTAATAACTCTTGTTGTGAGCATTATCATCACCATAAGCTTGAACCTCCAAATGATCATTAAAATGGGAAAGGGAGTTCAGATCCAAATTGTGCAGATGGATCCAGGCAAATCTAAAGGCCAACTGCACATACATGGAATTAATTATGACTGTGAGGAAGTGGCCAGAGGGCAAGGAAGAAATAAGGTGATAAATGAAACTACCATTGATATGTACTGAATTGACAACCTCATACCACATAGTTTCCCTAACTTTGTTTTCAGTATCACTAGCTCCATTTAAAGAATACCAACGGTTAATTATCCTTAAAATCGACCACAGAATTGGAGCCAATTCTGAGTAATCAAACTCACTAAAATCACCAGCATCGACACTAGAACCTTTGGTTTTAAGTCTACGAGCCAATAAATCCCATTCATCACTGTAGGGATTGATGCCAACACATATCCCATTCTGTATGCGATTCCTCTGAATCCACATAGCAAAAGACATAAAATATTGGCGGCCCTCAATGAGATGGTCTAGAGGACAAGCACTTATCATACGAGTTTTACCTTCATCGACTTTTGCAATTGGTCTTCTCTCATCCTTAGCAAAATCCATATAGATGGTCTCATTCCTAATTCCTTTCTCAAGATTAGAGATTCTCTCCTTATTCCTAGCTCTTAATTCCTCACATGCTGGAGTAGTCAAATCATAGACTGGACCATTACCAAAGAAAATAGTCTTACCAGGATTACCTGCGCAAAGACCCCCAGGCATAGCATAGGGGTAGCCCGCTGAAGTATTCCTAGGTATTGAATCACAATATGGTAGTGTGGGGATACCTAAAATAGCTTCATCGAAAGTGAGAATCTTACCATCAATATCCATACAATCGGTTGATGCATTGATCAACGTGTTTAGGAGGTGGTCTTCGCAAGCCTTTATTACTTGTTCCTTAACATGAGGTCTCATCCTCAAATTTTTCCTTAGACCCACCATAAAAGGATCGAAAGATAAATTACCTTCTTGGTCATACTCTCTAGCCAAACGAGCTGGCTTTGTGGTAGGAGGCCCAAAAATACCTGTTAGCACGCTAGGTATGATTTTACTCTGTGTGGGATTCCTTACACAACTTTCATGCCTACCTATGGGATAAGTGCCCTCAAAATAATCTGGAAACTCTCCTTGATTTTTGAAATCGTATTCAACGTTAGTCACTTTAACTGAATCAACTAATTCACAGGCTTGCATTAGTTCTTCTTTGTATATTGCCACACTCATACCAAAACCATTATCAGTACCACTGACGTGTATACCCATGAGACGACCATCTGACATGGCAGCATTCCTCAAGAAAAAGGGAGCTCCACAATCCCCAACTCTTGTATCAATGTTATATACTATAGAAACCGAATTCAGGAAATCATCATGATCGTTCCCATGGCCAATATCATCAACCAATTTAAATTCAGCATTAGTTTTTTCGAATTCTTGCCCATCAACTGGACATAATAGGGCTCCTTGTTTATCGAATTGTTTCTCGTAATTCTTACTAGGAACAAAGTAACTAGATATATCCTTATGTAAAGGAAAATCTATTGTTGCTTCACCAAAGCAAAAATCCTCACCCTCAGAACTAGGGACACAAACTTTAAGGAGGTTAACAAGTGGTAGAGAAAGGAGATTTTTAGTACCGCATTTCTTTAATGTGGCAACATTCTCCATTCCATAAACCCCTGAGTCAATTTGTCGTTGTATAGTAGTACTAAAATGATATGGCATAAGGAAAACTCTGTTTTTAATAAACAAAATGAACCCAGCTCGTTTGTCTTTCCCTGGCATATAAAGCTCATAGAGATTTCTGCGGAAGACATTTCTCATCATATCATTTGAATTAACATCGCAACCACCCTCAGTTCTAAAAGAATCAAATCCAGAATCATCATGATTCGAGAAATGGAAACCACTCTTCTTAGTTTTATTTTTTTTAGGTTGCTTATTATTCCTCCTACCTTTACCTTTAGTTCCACTATCATTTTCCGTGAAGTAGAACTCTTTAGTAGTAGTAGGCTTACTAGTAATGTAATTGACAACACTACTAGTAGCCTTAAAAACAGAAATCACCATCAAGATGTTGCGTATAGCATCAAAAACAGCCGAATGTTCTTGAAAGAACATATTAACCTTAATTGAGAGATTCTTTGTGCATTCGGTAGCATTAGCAATGCATTCTTTAATGAAATCCATAGTGCTTCCTGGAACCTCAACCTCAAATTGTTTCATAAATATGAGGAGTTGCATTTCCTCATCATCTTTAGTTCTAACTCTATTTTCCAACCAATTCATGAACTTGGGCATAAGGGACATTGGATAATCATTCAAATTGAAGAGTAAGCGGATTTTTAATCCAGGATCTTCAACGAGACGAATTAATTCCTCATGATTTATACGTGATTCATTTGAATTCTCAACGTCCATTTGAGTCCGCATCCTTTCTGAGATGATGCGGTTTATATGAGATTCGCTGGTTTTGAGGTAAGCATTATGTTTATTTTTATTTCTCTCATGATCTGAGATCAGGTCTTCAATGATTTGCTCAAAAGATATCAAAGAATGACTTCCAGTGTGGAAATCATATCTATAATATTCTTGAACTTCAGGAGTCCACTCCACCGGACACTTACTCGAATCGATCATCCTCAACCAAGGCTTCTTTTCCTTGGATTGTTCAGTACAATAATTAGTATTGACTCCAACAAAATAGATGTGTCGCGTGAACCTTCTCCATACGGCAAAAGCATCAGTGATATCATCCTTATTATCATTGAAATTCATATTATTAGTGCAATATATACCAAACCAATGGTTAATACGCACTTTCCCTTTCTTGTGGGCTTCGGCCATATGAGCTAACTTTGGGGCAGTATCATTATCAGTAATGAAATCCATATTTTCCATTAACGCGCCAGGGACCTGGCGAGCTTGGAGAAATTCAGAATTCATAAATACTTTCTCAGAACCGTTCATACCATCATGATAACCCAAGGAATTCTGCATTGCATACATGTAAGTCCATGGGTTTTTCTTAAATGTTGGTAACTGTTCAATTGGGAGTGTTTTGGCCAATAACATCTGAGCCATGATTGTAACGGGGAAAGTCTTACCGCAATTTGGAGCACTAAGAAATATCGCTGGAACCGGCATAATTCTGTTAGAGTGATCGGCAAAATCTAATTCCTCATAAACCTCTGAAATCTTCTTAATAGCACTAAAAAGATAAAGAAACTTGCCGTACAACAAGGTTTTATTTCTCTGACAACCATATTTCTGTTCCAACTCATAACCTTGTCTTTTGAGAGTATTAACTAGGATGGCTTTATCAACATCCACAGTCTTATCTCCATTTGAATACTTAGTGACAAAATTGTTTGTTGTATCAATCCAATCATTGAGTTGTTCATCTTTAGATGATAGTAGGCAAAGTTCATCAGAACCCACTAGTTCTCGGAAACTATTCACAACTTTCTCTATGAATAATAAGACACTAGTGAAACCTTGTTCAAAATTCTCATTGATCTTCCCGAAGTTCGAAAAGAAATCAACAAATTTAGTCGCCTTCTGTTTGGCACCAGGCAAGGAATAAAGCAATATTCCATGTAAAAGGAAGACAAGACCATTGACGATTGGTTTAAAATCGCCTTCATCCATTTGCGTTCTAAATTTCTTTAAACCATATTTAGCTGTCATGTAGACACCAAAAATGGTACAAAGAACTCCTCTAATTGCTAGAGGAAGTTCTGTTGAGAACATAACTTTAAGCATACATAGTGTCGCAATCAAATCAATGATGCGGGATGTCAAATCCGAAGAATTTAATGTCTCAAAAAAAGAACTCATATTGTTCTTAATACCAGAGAAACTACTGTTTATAGCGGTCAATAACTCTGTGGTCTTATCATCAAAACCAATTTTCAAACCAGACCCAAGGGTATCATTCAACTCATCGAGGAGGTTCTTAGTTCCCTCAGAAAGATCAAGCTTAATGGAAGGGAACATCTGTGTCTTAAATTGTAATTTACTCAATCTCTGTTTTTGTCGGAGTTCTGAGAGTTTTTTCTCACAAATCTTAATTTGTCTCTTGATCTCATTAGATAAACGTTGGCGCTCCTGACATGATTTCGCACCAAGTTTTTCCATATTCTTCATTTGGGTTTCAAATTCTAAGTCTGCGATACTTTCTTTATAGTACTCAACAATCTCCTTTATCTTATCATCAACATTCTCACTAGGGACAAGACATGATAATTTGTCAATTAAGGACAAAATTTCAGCGTCTTGTTCATAAAGAGTATCTATGCTTGAACCCCTTGAATAGCTTATCGGAGTTGAAACATTAGAATCCACATCAATATTTACAGTATCCTCACCACAGCAGAAATCTTCTTTAGGAAATTCTCTACCACAGATGAGGCAAATGTTCATGAACTTATTGTTCATAATAGGATTAAGATTAATAGAAATAGAGTAGGAAATATTAAAATAAGTGAAATTTTAAACAGCGATTCTATATAGCAGGTACTAGCTGCAGATCCTTTCTGTTAGTAGTTTATTTAAAGCTTAGCACGAAAGTTACTTTATCTACTTCGCGATCGACTTAAACTTAGCACAAAGAAATCTCTTTACTTTGCGATCTGTCTTATTAAAATGGAGAATTGAACTTTTAGTCTTTTCTCAATGCAAAATTTTCTAT